TCTCGCGAACCTCGCAGGCCGGGGGCCGACCCGCGCGTCCGGCGGAGCGCTCGTACCCACACTGCTGACAGACGTCGACGATGTACCGGCCCTCGGCACGCTCCTCTTGCCGCCAGTCGTGGGCCGCCTTCAGCTCCGAGAGGGTCGGCGTGTCTCGCTGGAGACCGACCCCGCGTTCCGCTGGCAGTGCCGGCCGGCTCATGCGACGAGCACCTTCCGCTGACGGTGACCACACTGATCGCACTCGTAGAACTCGACGCGCGTCTCGGGATACTCGGCCCCGTTGTCGTCGACGAGGATCACCGGACCGTCGCAAGCCTCACACCGGAGCGTCACGCCGAGAGCACCTCGATGCGGCCGGCGTCGATGTCCTCGACGAGCTCCGACGTCGCGACCGAGAAGCATCGGCAGTCGCCCTCGGGTGGGGCGAACACGGTCGTCTCCCCGTCGTCGGTCGACCCGACGCGATACTCACGGTCGGTGAGGGTTGCGACGAGTCGCGCGCCGCGTTCGACGGTGCTCATCGCTGGCCCTCGCAGGGTACGACGAGGAGCTGCCAGACGTCGAACTCGTCAACGCCTGGCGAGCGGACGGCATCGCAACAGGTCGGACAGGGGAGCGAGCCGGTCCTGCCGAGGGGGCCCTCACAGCGGCCGCCGTGACCGTCGACCGGACACCCCTGCTCGCGAGCGAAGGCGACGACGCGGGCGACGAGTTCGCTCGACACCGTGTTCGCGAAGACCTCAACGAGTGCCGCCCGGATCGCGTGCTTGCACACGAATTTCTCGCCGCGGTACTCGGCGTCCGGGCAGGTACACCCGCCGTTCTCGACGTCGGCGTGGTAGCTCTCGCCGTCGTGGGTGACTCGGTAGAGGCGATCGGCTTCGCGCTCGACGTCCATCGCTTCGATGGACGCGCGGCGGAAGCGCCCGCGTTCGATGCGCGGCTGTTGGTATCCGCTGTCGATACTACTATTTGCGTCTGAGGCGTTTGCGTTCATGCTTCAGGCTCCATACTGAAGCGGGTCCGGCGTCCATAGCGCCGGGCCAGAGCCAGTTACTGGCGTTCTCCCGCTTCAAGCTACAGTACGGCGTCCGGGTACTTGAACCTCACGCTCCGTAAGCTACAATAAGGTGCAATAGTTAGTAATGCCGTGAGCGCAACCTACCGATCGGTGCTTGACGCCGACGACATGAACGACACGGACTGGCGTATCGTCGAGGAGCTACGCGACGGACGGGTGACGCCGACCTACCTCGCGGAGCGCGTCGGAATCAGCCGCGAATACGCGAGCGACCGTCTCAAACGAATGGTTGAGCACGATATGGTCGAACGCCGCGCCGCCGGGCTCTATGAACTCGTCGAAGCTCCCGAAAGAGACGACGGCTAAAACGACAACGGCGCAGTTCGTCACAACTGGCTGCACAGAATCGGTCGCGGGCTGTATATCTATGTGCCGCCAAAATCAGAGGATCCTAGAGAAACCAATGACTGAGAACGACGCCGACGCCCCCGAAGCTGCCCTCTATCGCGTCGAGGCGACCGTGACCGACACCGAGGGACACAACGTCGACGCGGGCGAGCAGTTCGGCCACATGCTCGTGACCGGTCCCGACGAGGCGGCGGCGCGCGAGCATTTTCGTGAGCACTGCGAGGACCTCGGCTTCGTGATCGACGACGAGATCGAGACCGAACCGATGGATGTCGAGTCGATGGCCGATCTCGAAGCGTGGCTCGACGACCGGATGGACGACGGGGACGAGTTGGGACACGAGCCGCTGTGGAACGATATGACCGAGATCCCGATCGCCGAAGGAGACGATGAGTGACCTCGCCCTCCCGGTCGGGACGCGCGAACATCCCCGCGCGACAGTCGCGAAGGCCTGGGATCACGACGGCCGGCCCTGCCGAATCGTCCGTATCCAGAGGATTGCCGAGGCGGACTACGAGCGGATGGACGCCGATCTCCGCGAGCGGGGCCTCGGCGGGGCCTCGATGCGGCCCTATCACTACTGCGGATACGTCCGCTCGTCGCTCGCGGGCGGCTACGACGACCCACAGTTCCGCGAGATCGACGTCCATGGCGGGTTGACCTACGGCGTCGACGAGGCAGGCTGGCTCGGCTTCGACGCCGCCCACGCCAGAGATCAGCCGGGCTGGATGGGGTCGGACGGCGAGCGGTCGGTCGACGTCGAGGGCTATTTGACCGAACAGGTCGAGTCCCTCGCTGAGCAGGTCGCCACGATCGAAATCGAGCGAGAGACCGACGATGAGCGAGACTGACGCCGACGAACAAGGACCGCCGTGGCCCGACGACAAGCCCCCTGGCGAGTGCGCGCTCTGCGGGGCCGACGTCGGGGCTGGTGAGGGGAAGATCATGGCCTACCCCGAGCAGGGAGCCCGTTTCTGCGACGAGGCGCACCTCTTTCAGTACCTCGCCGAAACGGGACAGTTAGAATGAGTGACTATCGCGTCCCCGAGCGCTCCGATGACCTCGACGACGAGGCGATCCTCGCGGACATCCGCCGCGTCGCCGACGATCTCGATCGCACGCCGACGCTCGCCGACCTGGTTCGAGAGGGACGATTTAGCCAGGCCGCCTACAGCGATCGTTTCGGCGGCTACAGCGAGGCGGTGGTTCGTGCAGGAATCGTCGACGACCACCCGACAACTGGCCGCATACCGATCCCGACCGAGGATGTCCTCGCGGACATCGCCCGCGTTCGCGACGAGCTGGGACGATGGCCCAGGAGTAACGAGTACAACGGGATCGGCGAGTACAGCTGGCAGGTGCTCTACCACCGCCTCGATATGCCGTACGCCGAGATCCTCTCGCTCGCAAAGGAGGCCTACGATGAGTGAGAACGTCGATTTCTCTCGGTTCAACCGCACGTTCGATGTCCCCGATGCGTACATCTCCCCCGATGGCTACTACACTTGCGAGCACTGCGACGCCGTGCTCGAAGCGACCGGCGAGATCGGCGAGAAAGAACCGGGCGAGTGGGGCCGGTACGCGATCTTCGAGTGCCCCGAGTGCCACCGGCGGAGTGAGATCTAGTATGAACGACGCCTGCCCCATCTGTGGCTACGTCGATCTCGTCGCCGTCGAGATCCACGATGTCGGTCCTCACAAAGTCTGCCAGGCGTGTGGCTGGCGGGGCCCCGTCGACCGCGACTCGAACGACGATGGGACTGAGATGGACCCGAGCGTCTGACGCGCGTCTGACTGACTTCTATACTGTGATCGCGTGTGACTGGCGTGTGACTCCAGATGTCAGAGTATGATCGCCGGACGGTATCGCTCGACGGCGAGGCGATAACGATCTACGAGGAGTGGGTCGAGGCCGACCGCTACGACTCCTTGTCCGAAGCCGTCCGGGAGACGGCGAAGCACGTCGTCGAGCTCGAAGCCGAGATCGAGAGCGAACGCGCTCGCGCCGAGGACCTCCGCCGCCAACTCGCTGCACAGAACCGCCGCTCTGGGGAGCTCGATCAAGTCGTCGAATACGCGACCGGCGAGATGGAAAAACAGGACCGCGAGCGCGAGCGTCGTGATGCTCCCGCGTGGGTAAGGGCGAAGTGGTGGCTATTCGGCCGCCCGTCAATAGCCGAGACGTGAACGTGCTCGCTCCCTCGTACGTAGTGGGCAGTCCCGACTCATGCGTCGGGGTTCGACCCGTTATCGGTCACCGACAGCCCGGGACACGCCGCCGTCACGCCGCCGGACGTCCCGCTCGCAAACGTCACCTGTCCGCGCGTGATCTGCACGAGCGAGATGTTATCGGCGTTGACGGTAATCTGTGCGTTCGGGTCAAGAGAAAAGTTAGACAGTTGGGAGTTCTGGCCGTTGATGACGAGTTCGCCCGTGCCCGAACTCTCGAAAAGGTTGCTCAAAAAGACTGTTCGGTTGAACGTGAGCGTCCGGTCGTCGAACGCCGTTCCTTCAACGGCCGACCCCGACCCTTCGAGCGCGAAGCGCTTGCCCGTCGTGAAGTCCTGGCTAATAGGACCCGGCGGGGCAACGACGGTCGCGCCGGCCGACGCGGCCGAAATCGCGTCACTGAGCGACGCATAGTTGCCGGCGTAGTAGCGCGACTCGCCGCCGATCCGGTTCGTCGTCACCGAATCAGCGATCACGCCCGGCGCTTCGACCGGCTGGCCGGCAAAGGAGTGGTTGCGAAACGAGGAGTGAAAGCGCCCCCCAGTCGCCTTCGATCGGTTCGGTGAGAGGTACTCCCAGAAGTTGTTACCGTCGTTGTCGATTACGTCCTGGCCGTCGGTATTGATGTGAACGAGCTGGGCATAGTTGTCGGGTCCGTCGAACTGTACGCCGGTATCGATTCCGTCGCCCGCGTACCAGACCCGGCCGAACGCTCGACTCCCACCGAGTCGCATCGCGCCGTTCGATACGTTACTACTGTCGGCGGCGTGTTGAATCTCGAAGACGTTGCCGCCAGGGTCGCCACGATCGAAGTTGATCCCCCAGCCGGTGTTTTGATTGTGATTGCGGAGGTGAACGTACATCGCGTTCGTGTTCGACGTGACCCCCGCCGCGGTCGAGATGTTCACCCCGTCGCCGTCACAGAAGTTGGCGTTCAGGTTTTCGAGATGAGTGTAATTGAGATTGTGTTTGAGTTCGTCCTGGCGGAGGTAAAAGGCGTGTCCGCCGACGTCGCGTGCGCCCAAGTGTTCGCCGATCGTCTTGCCCCGGAAAATAAACCCCGGCGTCGTATCGGAAATAGCCGTCTCGACGTCGAGACCGGAAATCCGTAGGCTCGTCCCGCCAGTCGATTCGATCGCTGGCACGTCGGCTTGTTTCGTGACGATGGGCTTCGAGGCGTGTGCGCCGCTATGGCCGCCGAGCGACGTGATCGTGATTTCCGTATCGATCAGTGCTTTGGTCGAAGTATCGTAGTTCGCCGGTGGGATTTCCAAGACGTCGCCGACGCTCATCTCCGCGACGAGCGCGTTGACCGCCGCCCCGAAGTCCGCGACCGTCGGGTCGAGCTGGTAGACGCCGTTGATCGACCCGCTCGTGACCGACGCGACGTCGATCGCTTTGCCCGTCCGTCGGCGATCAGCCACCGACGTCACTGAGGAGCCGTCAGTCGTGAAATCGTACAACGGGAGGCGGGGCGTCTCGCCGGTCGGGAACGCACTATCGAGGCCGATGATGAGTTGGTCGGTCGCGACCGAGTTCGCGCGGTCGTCCGGGCCGATCGAGACCGTCGTCGTCGCGTTCGCCGGCAAATCGACGTCGTGAACTGGTACCGTCGAGCCGTCGACCGCAGTGCGGGTCGCGCTCACGTCGTCGGAAACGAGGTATCGGCCGCCGACGAACGCCTCGCCGGTGTCGATCCGGACGGTCAATCCCGAACTGTTGCCCGAATCGTAGATAAAGGCGTTGTGCGGCCCGGCCGTGACGTCGACGCCCCCGACGCTCGCGGCGGTCGCGGCGATCGCGTCCTCGTCGTCGGGGACGACGTAATCGCCCGAGTAGTCGTTCGCCAACGACAACACAGGAGAAATGGCCGCCCGGCCATAGGTGGGCTCGACGAGCACGCCAACCATTACAGCGACCCTCCCGAAGCGTCGGAGACGTCCCCGAAGGTCAGCGTCGCCGTCAACAGGGCGGCTTCGCCGTCCTGTTTTTCGAGCGCCGAAGAGCCGTCGTAGATCGGGCCGTGGTTGGCGAGATCGCCGCCCGGGAATCGGAGCCCCCACTCGCGAAAGGTTTGCCCGCCGTATTCGAGCGACCCCAACAGGACGTCGACGAGATAGGTCGCCCCGTCGCCTGCCCCATCGGCGGCGTCAAACGCATCGACGAAACTGTTGAGATCCGTGTCGCTCGCCTGGAAAGCGCTATCCGAGGGTTCCGAGCCGCCGCCCCAGTCGTCGCCGAGCGAGAGGACGTCGATCGCCGGCAGTGACCCCGAGACGAGCGCCTGTGGGATGTTCGTGTGCAGCGCCGTCGTCGTGGTGTTCGAGTGGGTTTCGTCCGTTTCGGGGTCGGTCTTGCCGGTCTTTAGCAGTCGGATGCGATCGCGCTTCGACAGTTGATGCCAGTCGGAGACGCGGTCTTCGAGTTCGACGACGTCGAAGGTGCGGACGCGTAGCTGGCCGGTCGCGGCGATGCCGCTTTCGAGGTGAGTGTCGTCAGTCATGGGATGTTTGGCGGTTGATTAATGGGGTGGTGACTATCTCGTGCGTAGTGATTAGCCCAATACCCCCCCGTGGGACGCTCTATCCGTCAATCGACAGGCAAATCCAACTCAAACCGGCGAAAATTCAGTAGAACCTTGCGTTAGGTTGACTAACTCCTATTGAGTGCCTATTCGCCCAACCCTGGCCTTGTTGGGTTGGTAGCAATACAACCAAAAGCTTATAATGGTGGGTGTATTACTACCATGTAAGGCGAGAAGACCAATGACGCAACTCGACGAAGCAGACGAGACCGCAACCGACGACCACGGATTCACGCTCGCCGACTACCCGGACCGACCGGATGGGGAAGAGCGCCTCGTCGGGCTCAACGAGTGGGGCGCGTGGGCTTACGAGCCGGTTCACAGCCGGCTTCGGAACTACAGGCGCGAGGACGGGGCAGGGAGGCAACCGCTCGAAGAGACGACCGGCGCGGAGGAGACGCTTGAAGGCGAGGATTTGGCGCAGAGAATCCAAGACCTCGACGCCATCACGGCCTACGGCTATCATATCATCGACGAACACGTGGGCGCAGAAGAGGTTATCAACCCCCTCCTTCGAGCCGGTCTGTCGCCGGGGCAGGCGTGGGCATACTACGGGGTCGAGATCAAAGACCACTCGCGGAACGAGTGGGCGAAGCGGTGTGGTTACTCCGACCACTCAGCAGTGTCCGAGCCACTTCGCAAAGCAAAGGGCAAGTTACCCGGAAGATAGACGTTTCAGACGAGCCGATCCCGCCGATCACCACCCACGACGACCCGTCGTAGCGATAACGGATCTGTTGATCGGTCGCGGCGATACCGCTCGATAGGTGGGTCTCGTCGGTCATGATCTGTATCGAAAGAAGCTGATGTCGAGGCGCTACGGGCTGTTTTTCCACTCGCCCCGATCGTATCCCCGATCCGGATCGTCGTAGGTGAACACGGGATCGGCGATCGTCTCCGTAGTTAGATCGCCGTCACAGACCGCTTCCTCGACGAGAACCCGTGGCGGGATGACCGACAGCGCCGCGTCGGCGACGACCGCCTCGCCACCTACCCTGCCGCGAAGCGAGCGGACGACGACCGGCGGTCCCTCGGTCGAGCGCCGTTGCTTGCGGTCTTCGAGTTCGCGCCGGAGGACGGCGACCGACTCGACGAGCCGGCGTTCGTTCGGCGAGAGGGTCACTTGTGGGCCCTCACGCGAGCGCCCCGGTGCCGATGAGCTCTAACTCGGTGTTCACGGTCAGCCCGCTCCCCGAGATCGTCCGTTCGCGAACCATCATGTCCCCGACCGCCCGGTGTTCGGGCCAATAGACGGGCACGAGGTCGCCGACCCTGAGTTCGTGGGCTCGGCGCGAAAACGCCGTGCCGGGACTCAGGATACGGGCGTTCGACGCCGCCTTCGCGAGCTCGCGTTTCGAGCGGGCTTCGACCGCCGCTTCGGTCCCCAGCCCGTCGTCCTGGACGTGTTTTTCATGCCGGAGGTGCCGCGAGAGACTCTTCGCGTCGGGCCGGACGTCGATGATCGGCTTCGCGAAGTGGATCCGATAGGCGGGCGTATAGCTCCCATCGCCGTTGTCCCGCACACCGATCTGATAGCCCTCCGGACCCTCCGAATCGATGATGAGCCACGCTTCGGTCGCGTTGATCTGGGTCTCCGATTGGGTTGCCAGCCGGAAGCGAGTAAAGCCGTCGTCGTCGAGCGCGACTTTCCGAACCCGACTCGTGACGTAATCGGCGTCCGTATTGTCGGGATCGATCGGCCCGATGCCCGCGCTGTTCGACGGCTGGAGCCGCACGCGGAGGCCGTCCTCGCTCTCGGCATCGCCCCGGGTATAGACCTCGACGGCCGGGACCTGAGTTTTCGCGATCTGTACCCGCGTGATTTGGCGCTCGTTCGCGTTCGCTCGAACCACGCGATCGACCTTTTCTTGGCTATCGCCGACGTTCTCGACGTCGATCCCGCCGTCGACCCGGACGACGTTCACGAGCGAGCCGTCGCCCTGACTCGACGCGCCGTTCGCGACGTCCGCGGGGCCGAACGGATCGGACTCGTCGGCGAACGGTCTCGGCAACCGGGTCGTCGGCTCGAAGAACAAGCGTCGCCCCCGGGAGAAATACTGGATCCCGCCGACAGCGCTCGCGGCGTCGGCGGCGAGGTCCTCGACCACGCGGTCGCATTTCAGGCCGTGGCTCGTGTAGTCCGTCGTCGCGGCGATCGTCGCGATCGAAGAACGGTCGATCTCCGGGCAGTGCCTGTCGAGGATACTGTTCAGGTGCGATTCCTCCCCGTCGCCGTCGGCCGTTCCGCCGGCGATCGGTTCGTCTTCCGCGCCGTAGAAGGCGTTTCGCATCCGGAGGATCCCCCAGACGTAATCGACGAGCGAGAGCGATACTGTGGGCCGTGAGCCCTTTCCGCCGGTCTCGATCTTCGGTTGGGAGTCGACGAGCCAGTCGCCGAGGGTATGCCAGTCGCCCGCCGGGCCGCCGCCGGCCGCGCCCTCGCCAGCGCCGACCGGGCCGTCGTCGGTGAGACGGTATTCGAGCAACAGGCGGTCGTCCCGCGCGATCGCGTATTCGCTCGACGCGCTCGCGTAGCGGTTCGGGTCGTCGGCTTCGGCTTCGAGCGTGATCTCGCCAGTCGAAGCGGGTTTGCCCGCCCGGAAGGTCGCGGAAAAGGGGCCGATATGCGCGGGGTCGACTTCGAAGTCGACGTCGCCGTGGGTCGGTGCTCGGTCGACGAGAAGCCGAACCGCGTGGTTGTCGAGTATCAGCGGGCCGTCGGAGCCTGGGGTGGTCTGGATGCTCATAAGGGGAGTTAGGGCAGGTACTCGTCGCGCTGGAACAACTCACGAAACCGAACTTCGCGTTTGGCGGCCCACCCGAAGCCGGTCCCACGGTGACGGCGGACGTCGATTCGATAGTTGCCCATGTTCTCGAATACGAGATTGTTGAAATTCGAGCCGGTATAGAGCCGTAGTCCGAACCGGTAATTGAGCGTCCAGTAGAGCTTCGCGCGGTAGTACGTATTGTTTTGCCAGTTGAACGACTCGTTGAAAAACGGGAGTATACTATATTTCCGTGTGCGGCGGTCGGTGTACTTCGGAATGTTTGCAAGGAGGATTTGATCGTTCTCCGTGTCGGCTTCGAAGTAATACCCTACAACGACGTCGTTGTTCGGCGACCCAAAGGTGTGGATGGCGGTCGATGCGCTGTTCGCTTCGGAAAAGCGAAAGTCGAACGACCATATCTTCCCCGGGGCGGGCGTGTAGAAAGGGTCTGTTTTCTGTGTGTATATTTCGACGTGAAACGTATCGTTCGGGTCGGAGAAATTGCTCGTATCGTAGTCCGACCGGAGACACTTGAGGCTCGAATCCTCGATGTCGTCCTCGACAACGAACCCGTCGATGTCCTGGTCGCCCCCGTAGTACCCGGGTTCAACGTAGTCATCGAGCCCGAACTCGAAGTCCTCCCAAACGAGCGGAAAGTCGATCGTCGAGTAGTTGACCGCTTCCGTCCCCGTGTCAGTCTCGATTCGCAAGCGGGGGTTTTCCGCTTCGTCGGGATCGGCGGTTGCGATCACGCCCGGCCCCTGGGGTGTCTGGACGCGAAAAGCCGTCGCGTCGACGTGCTTGCCGTCGTAGACGGGGATCGTACTCTTGTCGGCCTCCTCAGTGAAGCCGCCCTTGAAAGCGCCGATCTGTTCGACCATTGGGTATTAGAGATCGCTCCTTTCAGTCGAGGTATGCGTCGATCCGGTTCGCCTTTCGTGCAAGACACGGATCGGTGTCGGTGCCGTCAGGCCATAGCACGCCCCACGCGGCCGCGATGCCTGGCCGGCCGAACACATTGAGTTGGAAATAGTCGCTGCCCGCCGCTCCTGGTTTGCGCTCATATTCATAGTGAGTCCCTTCTATTCCGAGATCGGTGTACCACTCGGCGATAGTTTTTAGATGATGCTGTTTCGTCGAACTGATGTTCACGTAAGACTCCGGGAACGACCCGTCAGCGTCGAACAGTCCGCGAATGAAAGCGGGACGAAAGTGCGGATCGACGGGCGGAACCGAGTTTTTGTCCGGAGTCAACCCGGCACCGATCAGATGGTCGATAAACCGTTGATTCGTGATTCGAATCGAGGTCGTTTCGACGTGCCGGTCGAGATCGGCGATCTTGTAATCGCTTTCGACCGCGCGGGCAAACCGCCGGACGTGATGACCGTCCCGGCGCTGTAGTTCGAGATGAAGCATATGTCGATACCCGCCATCGACGATGCTCCCGTCGCCGAATAGGAACCCAAGCCAGTAGGCCGTCTCGGCCGTATCGACGGACTCGAAGTAGCGTTCATCGACAGTGCGAAGCGTCGCGTGTTGCTCAACGGTCTCAAAGCCAGCGCGTTCTTTCGCCTCGTTCCACGACCCGCAGACGTCCTCGATCGTCATGGCACAGGGGAGAACGTCGAGCGCGACGTATTCGTGGTAGGCAGGTTCGTGGCCAAGTATGTCCCGTGCCCGTTCGAGCCCACGAATACAGTCCGATTCGGTGGGGTTCTGGATAGCACCGACCGAAAGTCCGGCTTTCCGTTTTGCCTCGTTCCACGACCCGCAGGCCTTGGCGATTGTATCAGCAGATTTGGGGTTGATCCGTAGCGATTCGTACTCGTTCGTCGATGGCGAGTGACCCAACTGATCGGCCGCCTTTTTAAGCGAGGAAAGACATTCCTCACGCGAATAGGCCATATATGGCATAGGAAGGTAAGTGAGATAACGCTATCGCTACCGTCATAAGCACCAAATAGACAACTATGTCCGTCCTGTACCAGATTCTGCCCGTCGCGGCATTTGCGGGGTCGGACTGGCGGTTTTCGATGCGGAAGTTCTTGGCCTCGTTGTCGTTCAGATCGAGGTCGCCGTCGGCGTCGATCCCGTCGTTCACGTCGATCCCGCCGCTCGTCACGTTGATCCCGCCCGTTCCCCGGACGTCTAACTTCCCGCCGACGTCGAGCTGAAAGTTCACGTCGAGCGACCCGTCGCGATCGACGACGAGCAGTTCGTTCTCGCTCTCGTCCTCGACGTTGAGCGTATCGGGCGACACCCGGTAGACGAGACCGAGCCAATCCGGGTCATTGTTGCCGAAACGAAACGTATGCGGGCCGCCCCCCGCGCCGAACTCCGCCGTCGTTCCGCCCGATCGGGCGAACAGCCGGAGGAGCCGGTCGTTGTTGAGCGTATCAACGATGTCCAACTCGTTGTTCACCTGATCGTAGGAGAACTCGATCGACGAATCGGCGTCGTCGCCGAACCGAACCCCGCCCGCCGCCGTGTACTCGTGAAAGACCGAGATCGGCTCGGGGGCGGCGTCGGTCTGAACGTACTTCGAGGGCCCCTTACCGTCGAGCGAGGACGCATCCGTGCTCTCGCCAGCGACGTCCCACTGGTCGCCGAGATTGACGGTCCACCGAGGCGGCGACGTATCGGTCGTAAACCAGAGCATCGGCGCGTCGGGACCGGCGGCCGGCCGATCGGCGAGCGGGCCGACCTTCCCCATGTTGGCGTCGACGAGCGCGGCAACCTGCTGTGCCGAATACAACCAGTTGACGTCGGGGTTTTCCGCGTTGGGGTCGGGCGTGCCGTACGCGACGTCTTCGCCCGACTCGGCGACCGGGATGTCTAAGCGATCTTCGAAGTAGCCCATCTACGTGTCTCCTGTCATGCGGTTCGTGTGTTCGGTCATGTGATTAGAGCGACGTGTTGAGTTCCGCGCTCAGTTCGTCGGCGAACTCGCGACCGAGTTCGCGGCCGTCGGCGTCGGAATCGGCGTTGATGACGATCGAGTTGCGTTCGAAGGTCACGGTCGTCCCGCCCTCGCCACCGCCGCTTCGATCGACGTCCGCGGCGGGAACGACCTGCTCGCCGGCATGGAGCATCGCGAGGCCCGCCTCCTCGATCAGCCCCCCCGTGTCGAGTTGGGGGATCTGGAGGGACTGGCCGCCGACGGTCGCCTGCGGGATTCGCAGCACCCCGCCGCCGACCTGTTGGCCGGCGATCGTCGTCGAGGGCAGGTTGATCCCCCCGCCGCCGAAGGTCACTTCGGGCACCGAGATCGAGTCGGGCATCGTCTCGTTGAAGCTCGTGATCGCCGCGTCGGCAGCGTTGCCCATTGCCTCGGAAATCGCCGACCCCAGCGTCTCGAACGCGCCCTTGATGTCGCTCTTCGCTCCAGTTTCTATATATGACTTGATGTCAGAAATGAGTGATTTGACGATCGAGTCCTCGTTGCCGATGATCGAGGATACGAAGTCCTCGAATTTGGTGACCACGGTATCGAGCAGGGTCTTCGCCGCCGACGCGAGGTCGAAGGTCCGAATAAAGTCCGCGATGTCGTTCATCATCTCGGGGATCAAACTCTCGCCGATCAGCCCCTTGTAGAGCCCCTCAGCGGCGGCGATTATCGCGTCGAATAAGAACTCCGCAGCGCCTTTCAAATCGCTGTAGGCTTGATTCTTAAAGTAACTGACGATTCCGGTAACGATGTCGATAAAGGACTGTTTGAGCTGTTCCTTCCCGCCGCTCGAATACCAGTCGGCGATCCCCTGTAGCGTGGACTTGACCGCGCTGCCGATCGCGCCGCCGATAGCGAACATCGTGAGGATCAACTGGCGGATCCCCGTGCCGATCGCCTTGAATCCGGCTTTAACGATACTGACGCCGTTGTTTGCCAGAAAGTCTCGGATTCGCGGGATGCCTCGTCTGAACAATTCGACGACCGTGTCCATGATAAACACGATCGCTGGACCGATGTTCCGACCGATCGTTCGGAAACCCTCCTGAAATAGCGAGAGGCCCGGATTTTTGATCCAGGTCACCACCCCGTCGATGCCGGTCTTGATCTTCGGTAGGATGTCCTGCTTGAACGTATCCAGTGCTGTCGCGGCCTGAGTCGCCAGAAAACTGAGTGCTTGCTTTCCGAGCGTGACGCCCTCGTTTCGTACCCACTGCCAGACGCCCTCTAAGGCAGTTTTAACCTTTGGAAGGATTTTCTCCTTCGTAAACTCCCACGATTCGACGAGTCGCTGAACGAGGAAGTCGAAGGCTTGGATTGCGAGCGTGACACCCTTCGTTCGGACCCAGGACCACACGTCGCCTAACGCCCCCGAGACCGCCGGGAGGAAGTCTTTCTTCACGAAATCCCACGCCGTGAGTGCTTGGGTAACGAGGACCCCCAACGCCTTCTTCGCGAGAGTCACGCCTTTTGTTCGAAGCCAGGACCAGACGTCGCCAAGGGCAGAACTCACGGGCGGCAAGACGTCCGTTTTCACGAAGTCCCAGGCGGTAAGCGCCTGGTCGACGAGAAAGCCGAGCGCTTTCTTGCCGAGTGAGACGCCGTTCTGTCGAAGCCAGGACCACACCTTGCCGAGTGCCTTCGTGACTGGCGGGAGAACCTCCTTCTTCGTGAAGTCCCATGCGCCTAAAACGGCGCGCACGAGCAGTTTGAAGGCCTTCTTCCCGAGGGTCACGCCCTTGGTACGGACCCACTGCCAGGCCCCGCCGATACCCTTTCTGACGAGGCGAGACACGCGATCGAGCGCGTCGTTCAGGTCGCCGACGCCCACCGCGGCCGACGCGAGATCGAACAACGCGCCGCCGAGCTTGCCGGCGAACTTCACGGCCGGCTTCGCCTTCCGGCCGAACGCGACGAGAGCCTTCCAGATCGCGTTGATCGGTTTCTTCGCCTTGCGACCCACGCCGATGAGATCACCGACCGCCGGGCCGAGAACGTCGACGAGAACCCCGCCGGCGCGAGTCGCCCAGCGAATGAGATCAGCCAGCGCCGGGCCGACCTCGCGAAAGACGAGACCCACGAACCGCCCCAGTGGCCCGAGGCTATCGACGATCGCGGAGCCGAGATCGCGCAGTGCCGGGAGACTCTTCCTTCCCTCCTTGGTAATGAATCGAAGCCCCGGAGCCACGCTTTTGATGAGGAAATTGCCGAAATCCTCCAGTGCGGGGAGGAAGGTGACGATCAGGTCACGCAGGCTCTTGATAATATCCGTCTTCTCGCCGGTGAACGTCTCGCCCCACGAGTCCACGACCCGCTTGATCGGTTCGTCGATCGCCGCGAGCATGTCGGCGAGATCGCCGAGAAAGGACACCCCCCCACGAAGGGTGTCGAAGCTCATCTCCGAAAACGTCCGGAGGGGGCGAATCGCCTTGTTCGCCGACTTCTTGATCGTTTTGAGTTTTTCTTCGGTGTTCGCGTCGGCGAAGATCCCGCCCGCGAACGCGGCTCCGACGCCCCCCGCCGCACCGGCGAGTCCGGCGAGCGGGAAGACAGCCCCCCCGGCTGCGCCGGCGAGCGCGGCGATAGCGGGTATGGTCCCCGTCTGGAGGACCGATCGGAGATCCCGAAACGTCGATCCGAGGTCGGTCACTCGGCCCGCGAGCCGGCGGAAGCTAAGCCCGTCGCGCTTGACGTCGATTTTGAGCGTGTTCGGCACCGCACGCATCGCCGCGCCGAGTCGGGCGACCTGTCCCGTCGAGTCGGCGGCCTCGTCACCCACCTCGTCGGCGGCGTCGGCGCTCCGGTTCGCGCCTTTGACGAAGCCGCGGTAGTCGAGCGATAAGCTGCTCTGGAGTTCTTCGAACATCGGGATGTGGGAAACGTTTAACTCAGAATGGGAAGTGAGTAACTGGTATGGAAATACATGTTTCCATGAAGCAGATCGTCGAACGAACGGCGGACGACCGTGGCCGGATCACGCTCGGCGCGAAGTACGCCGGTCGGGACGTCAAGGTCGCCGTGCTCGAACCGGAGGACGGCTAATGTTCCGATCCGAACCCGACGCCGGATCGTACGCCCGCGTGAAACGGGGGTGTTTCGCGTTCATCGGCCTCACCGTCGTCCAGGCCGTGACGACCATCGCCGGTGTCTCGGCACTCGCGACGATCGCCGCGCTCGCCGGCCTCGTCGCGCTCCTATACTTCGGGTACGCGGTGTACGTCGACGCGACCGGGCGGGGCGTGCTGTGGGCGGCCGGCACCGTGATATTCCCGCTCGTCGGTCTTTACTACACCTACAAGCGGAGTCGGACCGCCGGAGGGGCGGTCTAATGGCGAGCTTTCTCGTCCGACTCGTCTGGTTTGCGTGTATCGGGCCGTGGGCGTCGATCATCTGGCTCAGCTTCGCCGTGCTGTTCATGCTCTCGGTGATCGGCTTCCCGGTCGGGATCGTGATGCTCATGAAGACCTGGAAGATCGCAACGCTGTCCGGCGATCCGAGTCAGATCGTCAATGAGGTCACGAACGAAGTAAGCGTCAACAGCGCCGACTAGCTCTCAGTTTCCTCGTATTCTTCGGTCCGACGACGGTTCCGTTCGAGCGCCGCCTGTTCTAAGAACCGGCGATCATGTGGGGCGAGGTCGCCCCATTCGGTCGGCGTCATCGAGAACGATTCGAGCGTGTCGTAGTAGAACTGTCCGTAGTTACTGCTCGCGAAACCCGTCGACGCGCTCGCGGTCCTCCGGGTCCATGTCGCCCTCGACGAGTTCGTCGAGGATCGCTACGAGTTCGTCGATGCCGAACCGATTGAAAAAGACGTCGCCGGTCAGCACTGGATCGTGACAGTGCTCGCCGAGGACGTCACACAGCTCGCGCGTGACCTCTTTGCCGCGGGCCGAATCGGCTTCGACGCCTTCGCCCAACGATTCGAGTCGGGAGGATTCGGCCGCGGACAACGGCGTGAACTCGAACGGTCGGTCGCGGATTTCGATCGTGCGAACCCGGCTCTTTTCCGATTCTTCGAGCCACTGTTTCGTCGCGGCGTGTTTGGCCGCTTCGGCGCGTTCTCGTTCCTGTTCGTCGCGAACGTCGGCGTGTGCCTGCTCGACGAACTCGGCGTTCGTATAGCCGCTCCCGTCGGCGTCGGGCTGGTGGTCAGTGCTCATTTGTAGCGATCGTTAGGCCGTGTAATTATAGTTGAAGATCACTGCGCCGTGGACCATCATCGTGAAGCTCGTGACCGGCGGCGTATCGGACATGCTGACCTCCGGGCTCATGGTCTCGACGTCCTCTAAGCGGTGGACGAGTTGAGCGTCGGCATACGCTTCCGCCTCGGTGTCGTGGTAGGAGATCTCGATGAACTCGTTGTCGGCGGGTTTGAGCTGTCGTGAGTCGTTGTCGAAGGTGAGCGAGCCGTCGGAGGCGTCGACGAGGCCGATGAGTTCGAGCGCCTCCATGTCGGCGGCCATTACCGACGAGAGTTCGAAGTCGACGGTATTGTTCGTCCGGTAGCGCCGGGTTCGGCGTTCGGCCGCGGGGTTGAAGTCCTCGGTATCCTCGTCGGCGCTGAGCGAGAGATCGCCTTTGCCGGCGAGGGCAAGGACCGTCCGCGTGGGATCGGTACCCGATTCGTCGACGTGCATGACGTGGATCAGTTCGCCCGATACTTCGGTGTCGTTGCTGAAATTCCTGGTACTCATGGCTGTGTCGCTGTCGTGGTTCGTTAGGTGGTCGTGTCGCTCTGCTAGTCAGTCGTCGATCGATGCTTCGTCGGTCGCTATCGCGCTAGCCCCACGACTCGAAGTCGTAGCGCGAGACCAACACGTATCTGCCGCGTTCGGGGTCCCAAATGGGCTCGGGGGTCCCGCCGCTCGCTCCGAGCGCGCGAAAGCCGCCACCGTGGGCTGTCGCAACGGCGCTTGCCTCGTCCATTAGTTCGTCGAGCCAGGCGAGCCCCTGGGCGTCGAGCGCCCGCTCGCGGAGTTCGATCTCGATTTGGACGATCAGTCGTTTGCGCTCCTGGCGGTTCTCCCGATCCGACGAGCCGGTGACGAGTCCGACGGCGACGGCGACGTCCGGGGGGTCGCCTTCGCTCGTCCGGTGGGACTTTCCGAGCATCGGCGACGGGACGATTACCGTGGTCCCATCATCGATCGTCGTGACGCGTTCGAGTCTCGAGACGAGACGAGCGTGCTCTTGAAGTCGGTCGAGCAGCACCCCCCGGAGCGCGCGCGTGCGACCCGTTGCCCGGTCGGACTGGTTCGGATCGGTGCTCATGGGGTGGGGTTAGTCGGCTCGATCGACCGCGTTCTCGACGGCTTCTTCGACCCGTTCGACGATGAAACGCCGATTCGACTCGATCGCGGGCCGCAAGAACGGTTGGGCACTCATCTTCGAGGTGCCGAGTTCCTGATAGGGCGCGTATTCGACGTTGCTTCCAATGACCGCTTTGACCGTGTGGCCGGCAAGGTCTTCGACGACAGATGAGATACTGGCGCGGAGCGTTCCAGTATCAACTGGTGAATTTTTCTTCGCGTCTGCTTCGATCCGAAGCGCGATGTCCTCGGCGGCCGCAACTAACTCCTCACGAAGGACGTCACCGAGGCGTTCGAGTTGATCGGCGAGGTCGTATGGGTCGTCGCCGTCCCAGTTAAAGCCGTCCGCCATTGGATCAAATCGGTCGAATCGTCCGCTATACGTCGTCGGTCTCGACGACGACCTTCGACGGGCGCGCCCGTCGCGAGTAGACCCGGCGGATCGCCTGTACTTCGAGATCGTCGATCGTCGGACCACCCTCGGTGTCGGCCAGCGGCGTCAGCGCGAGCGTATCGCCCTCGCGAAGCGTGTCGCCAACGCCGGGCGGGGCCTCGACGGCGGGCGAGCGGTCGACCGTCTCGCCGATCGCGGTCCGAGTGAGCGAGACGCCCTCGACGTGAAAGCGAACGGCGACGGGGTCGCCGGCCGACCCGCCGATGAGATCCGACTCGCCTGAGAGGGCGGTGCCGTAGTCATCGACACACACCCCATCGACACAAGTCGATCCCGGCGGGCAGTCGTTGTCATTCGAACAGGAGATCTCGCCGCTTCGCGTCGCGGAGAGCGTGTGGGTGGGTTTGATGCGAGTGCCAGTGCTCATCGATCGTTCACCTCGAAGCTATCTGACGTCAGGCACCGACAGCGACGCCGCGGGCTTGTGTGCGTGCGCGAGCGTCCCCGACGTATCGAGGCCGAGGGCCTTCTGTCCGAGCGACGTCGCCCGGTAGTCGGCAAACTCGCGATCGCCAGCGTACTCGACCGACGACTCGTCCGATAATTCTTCGCTATCGGCCTGACGGAGTTCGTCGACGCCCGACGCGAGGACCATGTGCCCGGCGAGGTAGCGCTCGATTAGCGCGAGGCGGTCCTCGCTCATCGTCGTGTTCACGAGCCGCTCGTCGACCTCCAGCGCTGCGGGGGTGATCCCGACAGTCTGGACCTGGGTGTCGGTGAGCGCTTCGGTCGGGTAGCCGTCGGCTTCGAGCTCGAGCCGGACTTCCGAGACGGTCGTGCGAGCCATCGCTGGTCAGTTTTCGCTCGCAGTATCGTTGGAGTGGTACGGACAACTCGCCGCCGGTCGGTCACACGTCCCGCCGCTCGTGAGCGGTGCGCCACACACCTCGACGTCGTCCTCGGCGGCTCCATCGTCAGCAGGGGCGACGAGACGCGGGTTGTTATCGGCGAACTCGCTCCCGATCTCGAACGTTTCGTCGGCGTGACGGTAGGTGCCTGCGCCAGCGTCGTAGAAGTCCTCTAAGACCTCTACGGTAACGGTGTCGGCCATGTTAGGACGAGACGCCAGTGAGCTGCACAATGCCGTTCACGCCACCGGGCTGTGCGCGGACCCACGGGATGCGCGAGGAGACGAGGCGGTGCTTGCGACTCGCCCCACCGTCGACGTCCCACGCGGTGTTCGTGACGCCTTGGGCGTTGACGACGCCGAAGTATCGCGGGTCGTTGAGCAGCATGATGACGTGATCCTCGTTGAGCCGTGGCGCGGGGACCCACGTCAGGTACGGGTATTTGCGGTTGAGCCGATCGATGAGCGGCTCGTCGGTCGCGCTGGACTCGTAGTCCTGGCGCATGACGTTGCCCCACAGCGTGTAGGGGACCATGACGAGCGCGCCGATCTCGGAGACGAGCGGCACGTCGTCCTCGTCGACCACGTCGGTCTGCTGTTCGATGGTGTCGTGGAGCGCGTCGTGGTCCGAGAGCACGTTGCTGGGGTCACTCCAGCCGGCAGAGTTCGCCGCCGTGAGCACCGCGTCGCTGCTGGGGTTGTCGAGGCCACCGATGGTGAACGAAAGTCCCTCCATCTCGAAGGTGCCGCCCCAGCCGTTATAGAGGACGCCGTGCTCCCTTCGATTCAGCGCGCGGCGCGCTTCGCGCGCCGGCCGCGCCTCGGGGTCCTCGCCGTAGGCACGTCGGACCTCCATCTCCCGACCGCCGAGCTTGTAGGTGACGTAATTGATCGGTTGAGCCACGCCATCGAGGGCGTTGCGCTCGCGGTCCTGTGTGGTCGTGCCTTGGACGTCCATCGCCGTCTCGGCCTCCATCCGACCGACCTGGAGCGGACGTGCGTAGACGTAACTCGATAGGTCCGACGAGATGCCAAAGCCCGACTCGGCGAGTACATCCATTACCGTCGAGCGGATGAACTGCTCGTCGAGCCCGTCCATCTCGTAATCGATGCCCATTCGGTGGGGCATCGGCGACGCGGCCTCGATCTTCTCGCCGTCCTCGTCAGTGGAGGCGATACCGGCCGCCGCATCGAGTTTCGTCCACACATCCGGCGAGTGGCCCGATTTCGCGCGAATTTTTCTCAGTGCTTTTTCGCGGTACTTTTTGATCGGGTTGAAAAACGCCGTAATGTGATCGTCCGATGCATCGTCTTGGAAATCGTTGTGCGTGACCGTGCGTGCGTCAGTTGTGCTCATTAGTAGAACTCCACCACCGCGATGTCGCTGTCGAGCGAGGAGTCCGAGATGATCTCCCGGAGAACGCCAACGAACGTCGTCAGGGCGGTCGCTCCGTCCGTTTGGACGTCCGACAACTCGCCATTGCTGTTCCATCCTACATCGTCGCCCGCCGCCGCCGTCGACGAATCCGCGAGCCGGGCGCGTCCCTTGTGATAGCGGCGGAACCCGACCGTCTCGGTATGGTCGTCGGCCGCGATCGTCGCATCCAGCGGGCTCGTGTCGATGTCGTCGGTGGTCGTGATCCCTTCGGGCGGGTTGCGGGGCTCGCGGACGAGTCGTTTCGTCCCCGAGTTCTGGCCCGCGAGGACGACAGTCGTCTCGCTGCCCGAATCGTCGATCGTACAGCCCAATCCGGGCCGAAGCTCCACGTCGGCGAACCCTTCTTCGTGGTCAGCTTTGACGTCGAAGGCGTCCGCGATGACCGCGTTCGGATTCGAGATCGGCATTATTCAGCCACCCCCGTTCCGAAGTCCTCGGCGTCGTACTCCCCGTCGCCCCCGACCGACGCTTCGGCAGTCGAGCGCGCGCCGCCTACCGCGGGCACCGACGCCGCGCCCGGCGACGTCGCTTCGCTGTGGATGTGATCGAGAAACGGCGATTCGAGGAGTTCCGAGCGATCGTCCTCGTCGTACTCGTCGGACGCCTCGATCACTTCGTCGGCCTTCTCGGCCTTCGACTGGTGCTCGTTCGCCGCTTCGGCGAGGTCGCCCACGTCAATGTCGTCCTCGGTCACGAACCCCTGCTTCCGGAGGGTGTCGCCGAGCTGGTCGGGCGTCATCTCGCCGATCCGGGTGGGCGGATCGTCGTCGTCCTCATCTCTCGGTTCGGTCTCGTCGTCTTCGGTTCCCGCGTCGGCCGCGCCGCCCTCGGAGTCGTCCTCCGAGTCCACGAGGTCGCGGGTCTGTTCTACTTCGTCGTCGTCCATCTCCGCGAGCACGTCTTCGCCGAAGTGGCTGTTCGCGGTGATGAACTCGATGACGTCGTCTCTGTTAGTCATAGTATTGTTGGAGTCGTCGTTCGCACCGGACCCGGATTCGCCGGATCGACTGTCGTCCTGTCCGCCAGCGTCAGTGCCTGCGCCGCCGCCGCTTGCCTCAAGCGAGAACCCGAGGCGGTTGGCGAAACCGCGGAGCAGGCCGACGGCCTCGTCGTCGACGTCCACCGGATCGGCCGATGGTGTGTCGGAGAGGGCCGCTTCGAGGCCGCCGTCGTTCGCCCACGCCGCCAAGTCTGACCGGCCGCCGAACTGGGCGGTGTTGCTCGGCGAATCCCCGAGACTGACGACGCTTAGGTCGTGGAACACGAGGTTTTCGGCGACGTACGCCCCCGTTTCGGGGTCGCGCGGGCCTTTTTCGAGGTCGGCGTGGATCGACACGCCGTAGGTCCCGCCATTGACGCCCGCCGCGATGTCCTCGTCATGAGTCTCCGCCTCGTAGACGATCGCTTCGCCCGCCGGCGAGTACTGCATCGAGTTGGTCCCGACCGTCGCATCGACAGGTGGGGACCCGTCGTGGTCGGGGTGGTCCTTCGTCAGCTTCGAGGCGGCCTTCGAGTAACGGGCGTTCTGCAGACTCGCCTCCGTGATGAGGATTCGCTCACCCTTGTTATTGCGGAGGACGTCACCCGCAGCCACGGCCACCCCATGGATCGGCCACGGCCCTTCGTCGACATCGGCCGCCGCGACCGTTTCGCGGACCTCGGGGTGGTCGCGGACATACGTCTCGTGAGTTGCTGGATCTTGCATGATTGGTATCGCTCCTACGGCGCAACCCGCTCGACGGCGATCAAGCCGAACGGCGGATCAGCCGTGACGGACGATGGCGCGCGTGACGAACTCGCCGCTCGTCGGCGCGGTCGTCCCCGAAACGGTAACGTTCACGCGTAACGGTTCGTGATGGCTGGTCACCTCGACCTCCGCGACGTCGCCCGCCGCAATGCTCGTCCCCGCCATGAGTTCGACCGCGTCGTCGAACGCCGTGCCGTCGATGTCGTCCGTCCCGTCGATCGAGACGTCGACCGCTTGATCGAGACCGTTGACGAACCGGACGAGCCGGTCGGTCGCCGTGAACTCGGGGATGCGGTCGGCCCGGTCCTCCGGATCGACGGCATAGCGATGCGTGTCGAGGTCGCGAATCGCGTCGCTGAATAGTTCTTGTGCCATAAGTTACGCTGCTGTTCGTGCGACGTCGGTCGCCGACGCGAGCATGACGTTCCCCGAGCTGTCGGTCGCGGGGGCCTCCGTCCCGACGCAGTTTGAGTGCAAAGGACACCCCCCATGCGGGATATTATCGAGCGGGTACGGATTGTTCGCGATGATCGGGGCGCAGATCTTAGCGCAGGGCGACGACCCGAGAATGTCGACTTTCTTGACGCTGTACTCGCTATACCGCGAGCGGTTCGCGGTGTTGTGGGCGTTCATGATCTCCGTCCGAGCCAACCGCTCGGCGTCGGTGATGCCGATTTTATCCACCCGGTCGTTGAGATTCGAGGCCATCCTTCTCGGCCCCCAGCCTTGCGAGAAGCCGGTACCGAGTTCGCGGCGGACCGCCGTCCGCATATCCGACGTGACCGATTCGAGGTTGTCGAACGTCCGGGTGTAGAGGCGCTCCAAATCTTCCTGTGCGATGGGGCGATTGAACGTCCGTTGGAGTTCGTCGTCTGGGACCTCGAGCCCGTGTTTGTTGAGTTTCGTGTCGGCATGATCCACACCGCGAGAGTACGCCGACCGGATGTAGCGAGCGGTGTAGTGCTCGCCGTTCCGGATGCGCGACCGTTCGACCGATTCGAGGATGCCGCGATCGATCTGCTCATCCACCCACTCCATGAACATGTCTTGCGCTTCGACATCCGTGCTGAAGCGAAATCCACGGGACGGGGCGATGTCATCCACCGCCGCGGTCAACAGACCGGTCTCTTGCTTGAGTTGAAGTGCGTCGTTCTCAACGAGCGTCGTGCGGATCGCCCCCTTCAGACGCCGGAACGGTTTGGTGATGCGAACGCGGAACTCGTTTCTCGCCGTTTTCATCCGAGCCGGGCCGGATTCAGCCATTGTCGCCGTCCTCGCCGCCGTCCGCTATCGCAGGCGGGCTGGCGTTGGCTGGCGGCGCGCCCGCATCCTCCGCCGGGTCCATCGGCTGGATGTCCCCGCCGCCACCGATCTCATCCGGGAGTTCTCCGGTCCGGACGAGTTCCGCGGCATCCTCCGACGAGAAGCCAGGGAACTTCGACAAGCGGTTCGCTGCTTCGGCAAGCGTGTTCGTGATTTCGGCGTGTTCCTGTTCGTCCTTCTCGGCGAGCGGGTCCCATTCGACGTCGAACCCATTGCCCGACGGTGGAGTGATAACGCCGAACCGCTGCGCTCGGGTGACCATTTCGCGTGCGATCTGCGGCCCGAGCGTCTGCACGCGAATCTCGCGGACTGTGCCGTAGAACTCTTGGAGGTCTTTCGCGCCGGCCACCTCGCCGCTCTCGTTGCCCTTCAGTTTCTTCTGCGGGATCGAGGTCTGGGCGCTCAACGCCTCGATGAGCGCGTCCTGAACCGGACCAGGATCGACAGTCTCGCCCTCGATGCGGTCCAAATCGACGCCTTGCGTGCGAGCAAGCGGCTGGAGTTCGTTGATGGCGGACGTCAGCTCGTCGTCGATGGCTTGCTCGTCCTCGGAGGAGACACTGGCCTCCGGGTCAACGTTCGCGTGAAACAGCGGTCGGGCGATCGAGTATGCCACCTCCGGCGCGCTCCCGAGCGTTTTCTGGAGGTCCGTGAGAATGTTATAGACTGGCTGTTGGGCCGGCATCCCTCGGACCTCGTCATCAAGCAGGCCCTCGGCGATGTGGACGATGCGGTCGTGATGTACCCACCGCTCGGTCTTTCCGTCCAGATAGTTGTCATCGGTGTTCGCTTGATTCTCGTCGCCGAAGTCGATCTTGTACCGCTTCGGTTTCCCAAAGCGTTGGGGCGAGTCGTCGTATTCGATGTCCTCCACGGAAACCTGCGAAAACGGGCGGAGCCACCGGACGGCCGAATCCACGCTGTTCGACTGCAACGTGCGCTGGTCGACTGGATTCGAGAACTGCTGGTCCTCGCCGTCCGCCCATCCGATCATCAACACGCCGAACTGCCCGATCCGCGCGAGGAGATGTGCGCGCTGGGCGTAGTGCCACAGACGCGTCGCCCGCACGAGGGTCTCGACGTCTCGCTCGAACGGCGTCTCTTGGTCGCTTTCGGAATCCGCGCGGTCTTTGATGGTGGGTGGGTCCCGCCACGCGGTCTGTGCCGGGATCGACACCACCGCGTTCGCGAAGGGGTTGCGGAGGAACGCCGCGTAGTAGTCCTCCGCGTCCGGATTTCGGTCCCAGCCGAAATTCTTGTAGTAATCCCGACGGCCGCCATAGGCATAGCCCATCGCGAACGCGATCGCCGCGGTGCTACGGCGGAACGTTCCCGTGTTCGCACCATCTCCGATTGGTTCTATCGCCATTGGTTGCCTCCACGACGGTTTGCGGGCGTGCCGAACGCTCCGGCGGATGGTCCGGTATCGTCAGTACCGAGACCCCCGGCCGCCCACGCCGCCATTACGAGCGCATCCAGCGAGTCCGGGGAGTGACC